TGCGTATGAGAATCGCATGGAGATGGGACGTGAGGTAATCGCAGACCGTGGTATCTGGATGGCGAAGAAACGATACATCCTGAACGTACACAACAACGAGGGTGTCCAGTACGCAGAACCTAAACTAAAGATGATGGGTATCGAGGCGATCAAGTCATCGACTCCGTCTGTGTGTCGAGACGAGATGAAGAAGATGTTCAGTCTCATGGTGACCGGTGATGAGGGTGCGACACAGAAACGTATCGCAGACTTCCGCCGTAGTTTCTCTAAGTTTGATCCAGAGGACGTTGCGTTTCCCCGTGGTATATCTAATCTAACTAAGTGGCAAGACAAGGATACGACCTACAAGAAGGGTACACCTATCCATGTGCGAGGTGCGTTACTGTACAACAAAGCGTTACAGAAGAATGACCTGACTGAAAAGTACGAACACATTCAGGATGGTGAGAAGATCAAGTTTATCTATCTGAAGGTTCCTAACCAGATAAAAGAAAACGTGGTCGCCTTCCCGATGGGTCTACCCAAGGAACTAAACTTGCATTCTAAGATAGATTATGGTATAATGTTTGACAAGACATTCCTAGATCCACTCACGCCTATCTTAGATGCGTTGGGATGGACTGCGGAAGAACGAGTGAACCTTGAGGACTTTATGATATGAATCTAGACCACTTAATTTGGCCTACTGACGGGTGGGGTTACATGCCACATTCAGACCAAATCATGGAGGCATTTCAGACCGTACAACGAGACTTCAAACCCAAACGGGTATTGGAGATCGGTTTCTTGTGGGGTCATTCTACGACCTACCAACTGGAGACGTATACTGATGCGGATCTGGTTTGTATCGGCCCTATTGAAGAAAACCTAGGTTATGAAGTACCTGATCCTAAACTTCGTTATGAACAGATTGAAAAGATGAACAAGGTGTATGGTAGTCGGTTTCATCATATCAAGGGTAAGACTCAGTACGTACAGAACGATATGTTAGAAAACTTTACGGATTGGTTTGACTTTGCTCTCATAGACGGGTATCATAAACCTTGGGCAGTGGAGTTTGACTCTACTATGTGCCAAGACCTAGGTATCAAAGCATGTCTGATTGATAACTGGGATCAGAAACCCGTACGTCATACCGTACTGAGACACACTGATTATAAACCGATCCAAGTGTTTCCCTACGACCAAGAATGGAAGGGTCAAATGTATAGGAATGAAATCGCGTTATGTACTCTCTAACATTATTCCGTAATCGTTATGATAACAAAACGAACAAGACCATGTCATTTGAAACATGGGAAGAGTTCGTGTATCTGTTGTATATGTTATCAGACAAACCTGACACTAAGGCGACTGCGCCACTGATCAGTCCTGCCAAGTACACGGTTGATACCACACGTAGTAATAAGAACGTGGAGTGTTGGACTGGGTGGGCGGCAGTAGATGTGGACGATATCGATATCCCCGCAGATGAGTTGAAGGATAGGTTGATCAGGGATTATGGACACTGGGACTTTGTCTGTTACAGTACAGCGAGTTCTCGTGAGGAGAAACCCAAGTTCCGACTGGTATTCAATCTGGGTGAAGAGGTAGAGTCGGATCAACTCAAGTCGTTCTGGTGGGCACTCAACACCGAACTCAATGAGATAGGAGATAAACAGACCAAGGATCTGAGTCGTATGTATTACGTCCCCGCTAAGTATGAGGACGCATACAACTTTATATGGCGCAACGAAGGTCGACCAATCGATGCAAATTATCTGATCGGTAAACACCCGTACAAAGAGAAGGAAGGTAAGAACTTCCTAGATAGATTACCAGATGAGTTACAGAAAGCGGTGGTTGCACACCGTAAGAACTCAATGAATAACACAGAGTTTACATGGACAAGTTATCATGATTGTCCTTTCTTTCCGAAGATGCTGGCGAGAGATTACCAGTATATTTCAGAAACAGGTTGGTATCACAAGATGTATCAAATCATGGTCGCGACTGCCGGTACCGCGATCAACCGTGGTTATCCGATCACCGCAAGAGAAATCGCGGATTTATGTCGACAGCTTGACATTGACACCGGAAATTGGTATACTAATCGTCCACTTGAAGTTGAAGCGGATCGAGCAGTAGAATATGCATATCGAAATAACTAGGAGACAAATATGTCTGAAGAAATAATTGACGCAGAAGTCGTCAGTGATGAAGTGAACGCAGCACCGGAGGTTGAAGAACGTCAAGACCTCAAGGTTGCTGTTATTGGTGGGGATGACGTATTGACGACTGCAACTGCACGTGCGTTCAACGTCCCTAAAGGTGTTGAGGTGACCACGTCTAGTGTTGACGACATCGATGATGTTGTTAAGTCTAAACCTAATGTGGTGTTCTGGTGCGCTGAGATTGATGTCAAGAAGAATGACACATTGGACGATGCAGACTTTATTGCCTCTGTACAGAAGTTGATTCGTGTCTCTGGTGCAGGTATCTGTATTCGATCTACGATCAATGTTGAGACATACGAACGTCTCATGATGGCACTGACCCGTAAAGTGTTTGACGCTAAGATTGTGTACATGCCTGACATGACAGACTCTCAGAATGTCCAAGACGTTATAACGTCATCCCTACAGGTTGTGGGTGGTAGCGGCAAAGGTCTGGAACAACATATGGGTGTACTGCGTAACACATCGTGGTTCAATGCGAAACAAGTGCAGACTGGTTCTGTCGCTGAGGTTGTGTATGTCCGTCTGGGTGTATCTGGTTACCGTATGGTACGTCAGAAGTACTTCGATGAACTACACGAAGCAATCATGGACATGAAGAACGCAAACCCTATGATTGTTAACCGAATGGTAGTAGGTGCACTGGGTGAGGGTGTGACTCCCAACTTTGTAACTGAAGCGCAAAAGTATGATGCTCGCATCTTTGCAGGTGCAACTGATACTCTAACGCTTGTTGAAAACTGTTTATCATAAGAGGAACTTTATATTATGTCATTGATGGCAAAACTCAAAAAGAACTCTAAAGTGTCGGGTACTTCGGTACTCGATCAATCTGAGTTCTTTCAAGAAAAAGAACTGACACGCATTGATGTACCAATGATGAATGTCGCACTGTCTGGAAGATTAGATGGTGGACTCGCGTCAGGTCTTACCGTACTCGCAGGGCCAAGTAAACACTTCAAGACATCGTTTGCCTTGAAGATGGCATCTGCTTATCTTGACTCAGATCCAGAAGCAATGATGTTGTTCTATGACTCTGAGTTTGGTTCCCCGCAATCTTACTTCGAGAACTTTGGTATTGATACTAGTCGTGTACTTCATACGCCTATCACCAATGTTGAAGAACTGAAGTTTGATCTGATCAACCAACTAGAAGAGATTGGTAAGGACGATAAGGTGATCATTGTGATCGACTCAATCGGTAACCTTGCGTCTAAGAAAGAACTGGAAGATGCGATCAACGAGAAGTCTGTTGCGGATATGTCCCGTGCGAAAGCACTCAAAGGTCTGTTCCGTATGTCGACCCCATACTTGACTATGAGGAACATTCCGTTACTTGCTATCAATCACACTTATAAAGAGATTGGTTTGTTTCCAAAAGATATCGTAGGTGGTGGTACTGGTATCTATTATTCTGCCGACAATATCTGGATCATTGGTCGTCGCCAGAACAAGAAGGGTACGGAGGTCACCGGATATGACTTTATCATCAATGTGGAAAAGTCTAGGTTTGTTAAAGAGAAGTCGAAGATTCCTATCTCAGTTTCTTGGGATGGTGGCATTGAGCGTTACAGCGGTCTGTTGGATATTGCTCTTGCTGGGGGGTATGTCACTAAACCTAGTAATGGCTGGTATCAATTGGTTAATCGTGCGACTGGAGAAGTTATAGGCACTAAGGTACGAGAGAAAGACACTCTGACACCTGAGTTCTGGACTGAAATGCTTGCAGACGAAACCTTCATTGACTTCGTTAATCAGATGTACTCGATAGTGGGGGCATCTAATCTTTCATTAGACTTAGAGGAAGAGTTTTGAAAGTTACCGAAGATATTGATTACCAGTTGATCCCTTCCGAGGGATCTGATAATGATCAAGCGTGGGATGTTCGCATCCTACGTGACGATTTTGCTGAGACGGTGGTTCGTTTTGGTAATATCAGATTTGATGATGATAATGATTGCTTACGCTTTAATTATGTGATACAATATACACCAGATGAAACGTTAACAGAAGAGAGAGAAGACCTCGTCAGTTACGTGGGGGATATACTTGAATCTGTATTAGAGAACGCAATTGATGAAGGAACCTTACTAGAAAATGAAAGAACAACTGATACTTAATAACTTATTGACGAACGATTCTTACATGCGTAAGGTCGTTCCCTTCCTTAAAAAACCATACTTCGAAGGCGTGACTAAACTCATCTTTGCTGAGATTATTGCGTATGTGACGAAGTACAACAAACTACCTTCGCGTGATGCACTGACTCTACAGATTGAAGAGTCGGACAGCATCAACGAAGCCAGTTACAATGAAACAGTTGATATGATCCCAAGTCTTTTTGAAAAGAAAGACAACGATCCTCAGTGGTTGTTAGATACTACTGAGAAGTGGTGTCAAGATCGTGCTGTGTTCCTTGCAATCATGGAGTCTATATCCATCATCGATGGTAAACACCAGACTCTGACTAAGAACTCCCTACCAGACATTCTCCAGAAAGCATTGGGGGTGTCATTCGATAATAGTGTAGGTCACGACTATGTGGACAATGCAGATGAACGATTCGATTTTTACCACCGTCAAGAAGAACGTATCCCGTTTGATCTTGAGTACTTCAACAACATCACCAAGGGTGGGTTACCCAACAAGACTCTTAACATTGCTCTTGCTGGTACTGGTGTCGGTAAGTCTCTCTTCATGTGCCATGTTGCCGCCGGGGCCCTGTCACAAGGAAGAGACGTTCTTTACATTACAATGGAAATGTCAGAAGAACGTATCGCTGAACGAATTGACGCGAACCTTCTCAACACCCCAATCGACCAAATCGAAAATATGTCTAAAACTATGTTCAAGGACAGAGTATCCGACATTGGAAAACGAACCAACGGTAGATTGATCATCAAGGAATATCCCACAGGTCAGGCACACGCGAGTCACTTCCGTGCGTTACTTGAGGAATTGAGTCTAAAGAAGAAGTTTGTTCCAGAAATCATCTTCATAGATTACCTAAATATATGTGCGTCTTCTCGAATGAAAGCGATGGGTGGTTCTATTAACTCATACACATACATCAAGGCAATCGCAGAAGAGTTACGTGGTCTTGCAGTAGAGTTCAACGTACCGATCGTGTCTGCGACTCAGACCACTAGATCCGGTTTTGCAAACTCAGATCCCGGCCTTGAGGATACCTCAGAGTCATTTGGTCTACCTGCTACCGCAGACTTGATGTTCGCCTTAGTCTCTAATGAAGAACTAGATCAGATGGGACAGATTATGGTGAAACAATTGAAGAATCGATACAACGATCCTAACCGCGACAAACGATTTGTGGTAGGTATCGATCGATCTAAGATGAGACTATTTGATGTAGATGAATCCGAGCAGACGCTCTCTCCGGAGATCATATCGTCCCCAACTATCGGTGACACTGATCAGGGTGAGAAACTTAAACGGATCAATTTCTCGTAAGGAGTAGTCACATGGACATGTATATGCACACCATTTTAGCGACCGGTTGTATGTTCCTATCATTTATTGCAGGTAAATATTTTGGTAGACGTGAAGGGTTCAGAGATATGATTAGTGTATTGTTGGGTGTATTCAATGCCGATTCTCTAGAAATAACAGAAGAGGGTGACTTCTTCGTAACTACTGAAGGTAATACTTCGAAGGTAAATTAGTGAAACCCTGTAACTTTTATGTTGAAGACAACTTTATAACACCGGAGGAATGTGCAACCTTGATCGGATTGTACAAGAAAGCCCCCGAAGTTGTCACTAAACTGAACTTTAGTTACGTGCCTGTTAGTGACCCTAATCAGGAACATATGCCAATGAAACATGAGTTGGTAGAGGATATATGGTTACGCCAGAGTATCCTCGCTAACCAACTCGCAGGGGCAATCATGCAGTGGTGTCAGGTCTACAAATGGACAGAAGGATCCAAAATGGGGTTACATAATGATGTTGCAAGTAAACACACTATGTACACCTCAGTCCTTTACCTCAATGACGGGTTTGAGGGGGGTGAGACTCAACTACAGGATGGTACTACCATCGTCCCGAAACAGGGCAGAATCTTCTTCTATGATGGTATTCATTACCACCACAGGGTCAACACCCTAACAAAAGGTACCCGTTGGACGTGTGCCAGTTGGTACAAAAAAAAGTGAAATAAACGCTTGCCAACGTTCTCAAAACGTGTTATAATACCCCCATTATTATTAAACAATTTAGGATTTTGATATGACAAAAGAAACTCCCCTCTACGTGGACTTAGGCGACCTCACGAGCACCGTAGACAGCTTCCATTATGATACGAACCTTACCAGTAAGTTTACCCTGCCCAACACGCCGAACTATAAGTTCAATGAAGATAATCTCATTCGTGAGTTTAAGGAATACATTGACTCGACCTATGACGCACACTATGGTCAGGGTGGTCTACAATCATCTGAAGTGATCATTGACCGTGGTCATGGTATGGGTTTCTTCTCGGGTAACGTTGATAAGTACAACGGACGTTACGGTAAGAAAGGCACGTCTGATGACCACCGTAAGGACATAACGAAGATTATCCATTACGGGTTCTTAATGTTGTTCGAACACGACCGAAGGGCTGCAATTGAAAGTGAATAAAGAAGCGATGAACTTCGCTGTGGGTGATACCATTATCGCCCTACCCATCAACATCTGTCTGAACTTCATCCTATTGACCATATTCATGGGTCTAGGGTGGGGGCCAGGCACGATCTCTATCGTGATGACCATAATGTTCTTTATACTGGGTATCGTACGTAAGTACTGCGTCCGTATATGGTTCAATCATCGAGTCAATAAGACTGGACACCAACAAGAACCATGGCACAATCGACCTTAAAAACGCTGCCCTTATTCCAAAATGTTCTAAGAAATGTTATAAAAACGCTTGACGGCAGCCCCTAATCATGAGATAATAGTACCCTATTGTGATGAGAGAGAGAAGAAAGTTATGGCGTATGTAAGTCAAGAAGATAAAAAGAAGTTAGCCCCTGCGATCAAAGCAGTCCTCAAGAAGTACAAGATGAAAGGTAGTATTGCCATTCGTCACCACAGTACTTTAGTTGTGAACATCAAGAGCGGTGCGTTAGACGTTCTCGGTGCCTTGCCTGTCAGTGAGTATGGCCCCCGTGATTATGTTCAAGTCAACCCTTACTGGATCAGTGAGAACTACGACTGCCCTACTGTTGTTGCGTTCCTGACTGAACTGAAAGATGCGATGGAAGGCCCTGACTTCTTCTGTGAAGATGACAGCATGACTGACTACTTCCACAGAAGTCACTACACTGACATCAACGTTGGTAAGTACCACACTCCTTACGTGTTAGAGGCATAACATGAGTTTCGAAAATAACCCTGCTAATGCAGTCACTTACATCACGGATCCTTCAGCGTCATTCCTGAAGGTTCCAGTCCGTGTTATTGAGAACCTGAATGTCCCGATTCATAAGATCTCTGAGAACTCGTTCTTCAATGACGACTTCTTCTGGTTAGAGGTGGAGAATGATTCTATGGTGTACTATGATGCTCTTGACGCGAAGTCGTTGAGGGATCCTATCACGTACATGCAGACACTCCCTGCGTTGGGTCACTTCAGACTTTATCCCCGTTTTACACCAAAGGCGTATGTTGCATGATGGATGTTTTTATTGAGGGTGGTCGTAATAGACGTGTTGTTGAAATCTACATGTTCAATTTGATCAACGCACTGGGCATGGGAAGACTACGTAAACCACACATCGAGGTTTCGTTTGAACGTGGTCTGGATGCTCTTGGTTACTGTACTGGAGAACGTACGGAGGCATCTATCGAGATTGCCATTCGTTGTCCGCTTGACGGTTCCAAGATATCGTTCCTTGACCAGATGCGTACCCTCGCTCACGAGATGGTTCATGCTCGTCAATATATTCGAGGTCAGTTGGGTTCTGACTCCGGAGAGTTTCAGTGGAAAGGCAAAAGTGCCAAGAACTATAAATATGAAAATCAACCGTGGGAGAAAGAAGCGTACGGTTTGGAGAGTGCGCTCTTTATGACATGCTTCCCATTTTCAGCGGAGTTTAAAAACTAATGTTAAGTACTTTAATCAGTTTTATTGAGTTAGTCACTATGAGTGGTTTGTTCCTTGTGACTGTTATAGGTGGTTGGAAGGTTCTCTATGCTATGGAGATCATGAAAGATAACCAACGTAAGTTTGATAAATCCCAAGAGGAATTGGAAAGATGAGACTATGTGTTTTGAGTGCGACCCCCGATGATATCAGTGTGACACTGTTAGAAGAGAACTGGTCACCCGAGGAGATGGAATACCGTCTCGTTCAACTCGCGGATGAGAAGTTCAGTGACTACAAACAACTGTTCTTCTTCGACTCCGAACAGAACCCTGCATTAGATCTTATTAAAGACGGTAAGATTGCCCACCAAATTAGATATGAGTATGAGATATGAACGGATTCCGTAAGTTACAAGAACGTCTGACAGAAGAAGGTTGGTATGTGGGGTGGAATCTACCTTGCTGCCAATCTTGTGCGTGGATGGAAGTGCCGGATGAAGCGGATCTCGAAAAGGTTCTGTTCAATCACTCTCAAGACTGTGAAGTGGAACAGGACTACTCGACATGTAATGCATGTCTGGGTGAGGGTGAAATAGAAGACGAAGATAATGAGTGGACTTACTGTGAGGAGTGTGAAGGCACCGGTGAGATCGTTGAGACGTGCCACAACTACTTAGAGTACGATTCTTCGGTCGGTGGTTTTCTGTGTCACACTCCAGAACAACAGAGTGAGTCTACCTTCTGTTTCAATGGTGACAAGAAAGGTGTCAAGAACCTGAAGGCGATCCTACCCATCATCGAAGAGTGTGATTGCACAATCCATTGGAATGGTTCGGGTGGTCAACGTCCGACTATCGAGTGGAACCTGTGAAATCGTTACGCGATGCATGGAAGGCTTTAGAGGATTTCAGTGAGAAATGTTTTTTCATTTTAGTCTTGACATGTGGAGTGATTTCACCTATAATGGTACTTGTGATCTCGGGTATACTTGTTCACTCTTTATTCACCAACATGATGACAATGTGATGAGATATTATTCGTTAAACCACGACCAACACGGTCGTAAAATCAAACGTAAGAAACCCAAAGGAGTGGTGTGTGGCAAATACAAGGCAACGGAGTTTAAACCGTTCGAACCATCAACGACAAAGACGTATGCAGATCTTCGAATGGCAGAATCAAAACAGTACCCCTCACACGATTCCGGAACCTTTAACACAACCAAAAAAGAAAGACCGCAATACACGGGAACCCTAGTAAAGGGGATCTCAACCATGCACAAGTCTAATGCTGTGCCTATCATTAACAAGGAACAAGCAACAGAAATATCAAGGATGGCAAAATGAAAACAAAAATGTTAATCGCCTTAAAGGCGTATGCCTTAGGGCAAATCGAACTGCACAAAATGAACGTGGAGGTTTACTTAGAGAACCCTGTGGGTATCGGTGAACACTCCGATGTTTTGGAAGCAATTCAGTCGCAACTCGGAAAAATCGCCGAGTGGGAAGATCAGTTATTTGTATTGGAGAAACACTTTGAAGTTAAATGAAGATGATTTGGTAATGGAAGTAATGACTCCTAGTAAGAGAGCATTACTAGACCGTTGGGAGACCACATCAACCTCGATGGAAACTTTGATCGATCGGGTTGAACAGTGGCACGAAGATCGGAACCTTATTGAGGGTGCCACAGATAAGGATCAGGTCTGTAAGTTGATCCAAGAGGTCGGTGAGTTGTCTGATAACGTATGTAAGGGTAAGGACGTTGCGGATGACATTGGTGACATAATGGTTGTGTTGATCAATATTGCGAAACGCAATGGTCTACCAATGAGTCATTGTCTTGAGGTCGCTTATGCTGACATCAAGGATCGTAAGGGTAAGATGGTAGATGGCATTTTCATTAAGGAAGATGCATAGTGAAAGGTGATCCAGAGGTTCGTGCAGCAGGTCGTACCAAACCGGATCGCAACTGGTACCCTGATAACTTTGACTGGTACCTGAAGTGGGTCGCATCGATATTGATCCTCACGTCCCTTGCCATGCGTTCTGCGGGGGTTGATTACCGCATGTATGACCTAACGTTCGGTCTTGCGGGAATAATCCTCTGGACTTGGGTATCAGTCATCTGGCGAGACAGGGCGTTGATTATGTTGAACGCTGTATCCGGTTTTATGTTAACAGTAACTATATTGAAGGAATGGTAATGAGTATTTTAATCTTGACCCCTGAACAAAAACAAGACCTGACTAAAGACATCTTGTTGGATCTGATTATCGAGTTCGATGGAACCTCAAAATCTGGCGAGCACGACATGGAAATTGTCAATCAACTTCACCGGTTAGTTGCATATCATTCTGTGCCTGGCACGTACAAGAGAGGCATCTATGACTTCTGATCC